CGATGCCATACTGGCTGCCCTTCAACTGGAACTCGACCTCTGCTCGACGCTGCTCTGCCTGTTGCCTCCTTGCTTCTGACTTGATGACGTATGGAAGTTGGATGATCAAGTCCAACTTTCCGGAGCCCGCCGCCTCATCGACCGAATCCAGAAGATTCAGCTTTCGAGTCAGTCGTTGCATGGTCGAGTTTGGCTCGTTCATGACAGCGTAAAGCGGGTTTTCAACGATTGCGACGAATCGCTTCTCCAGAGTGATGTCTTGACGTTGTCCTCGAGCGATGTTGTACAAGCTCACAGTCACGTGTCTTGGATACCACTTGGTGATCTTCCCAACTCGAAGCGTTTTGATGTCAAACACTTGCTCAGTTCGAGGATCACGAATGGTGTCCACAGGCACAACTGCCGAAACCCCATCATCAAAGAGCGTCAACACGATGTCTTGCCTGAATTGACGAGGTGCCTGATCGATGTTTGCTTCGAACATCAAACATTCGTTCAAGCCGCTGTCAACGTCGTTTGCGTAACGGCCTTCTTCGTCCAACATGACGTGCTTGATGTCGACTGCCGCAACGTCAATGCTCAATCTAGTTAGGATTGAAGACAGAATTGTTCGTTCGCTGGTATACCTGAGGCGAGTTCGATCGGGACGAGTTCCTTCGCTTGGACCGATGTCGTATACCATACGAGGATCGGCTTCTTCGCTAATTCGGAACGCATTCCAAAGTCGTTTCATACGATCTTTAAGCGCCATCTGTCACCCCCTCCCAACTGACTTTTCCCAGTCCATAAGCCCTCTATAGGCCATAGATTTTCCTTGAAGAAGCGCATCCACGACATGTTTTGGGGCATCAGCGGTTCGTTTATCAAGATCCAACATTTTCACAGCAAATGGAGTGTAATCACCCCATTTAGTAGCATATGAAGAAGGATAATGAGTTTCATTCAACGCTTTAGACACAGAAAATGACTTTGGCCGAGGTTGCGGGATAGAACCACCTTTCCTTTTCAAAATAACGGCAGTCGCAATCGCTCCAGCAGCTAGAGCTCCGGTTCCGGCAATGAGAGCAATCTTTTTGTTTCTCGTTGCCTTCTCCTCTTTTGTTCGTTCTGGCTTTTTACGAACGCCCCAGTGCATACCTTTCGTACCGAAGTGTTCGAGATAAACATCTTCATCAATGATCATTCGAACGCCTCCTTGTTGGCTTTGAAAGCTACGTAAGCGTCCATCATGGCCGATACGTTGTCGATCTTTTCGTCGGCTCGCTTCTTGAGAAGCTTTCGGTTTCCGTTTGTGTCTTCCAGAGTAACTGCATTACCCATTGCGAAAGACATAAGAGCCTGATCGAAGATCAACTTGCGTTCCTCGGCTAAGATCTTGAGCTCACCCAAGGGGACGGATTCGGTCCTGGCACCCTGAATCACCTTTTCGATGCCATAGGGACCATTCTCAGCTTCGTAACGAGATACAAACTCTTTCGCGTTGTATGGGTCGAACCCGAAACAACGAACGTCGTACTCGTTAGCCATGATGAATGCATCAAGGTCTTCATAGACCTCCATCATGTCGAGAACAGTTCCGCTTAGAACGTGCAAACTACCTTCGCCGATGAACTCTTGATACTTGTTCCGCATTGCTGCGGGAAGTTTGTGAAGAGTTAGTTCAGTGATGTAACTTCTGGTCTTAACCCCGAACTCGTAGTTGTTGATGGGGAATAGGAGCGTAAACGCGCAGAAGTCATCACCCTGGGAAAGGTCTGCCCCAAGGGCGCAGGGGAGACCCCAGAACTCGACCTGGCGGTGCGGGATGGTTTCCTCGTACGTGAAGAAGTACGTATAGCCTTCCATAGGAATGCCAAAGCGCTTAGCAAGAATGTCATTACGAGCAGCAGGAGCTTTCTCCGCCCTTTCGACGTCAAGGTGGTAGACATCGTAGGTCACCGTCTTTCCAAGATTGGGCTGAGCCTTCAACCAGGTCGACGGATCAGCAACTTCCTCGAGATCGTCCAACTTGTAATGCCAGATCGAAATGTGCGGTGCTTGGTACTCGCCCTTTAGGATGGAAGCTAGTTCCATTTTGACAGTGTCACCGGAACCATTCCGAACTGTTCCTTCAGAACTTACAGCAATGATCAAATAGTCTTCCATCTTCGAAGCACCTTGCTCAATTGCTCCGATGACATCTTCTCTGACATCTCCAGACAACCATTCATCGATTGTCGAAACCTTAGGACGCAGACCTTGCAGCTTATTGATGGTCATTGGCCGGATCTCGAGTAGAGACCCTGTCAGAAAGTTCTCGATACCCTTCTTTGTGGAAGCCAACTTCACTCTGAGGGCTCTAGCTCCGGTGGTGTTCTGGAGAGAGCCTTCTGTAAGGAACTTGAAGAGGGGGCCTCTTGACCTGGTGATGGCGGTCCGGAACGGGGACATCACCTCTTCGGCCTGCTTCATGGTCGGTGCCGTGGTGATCTGATGTGTGGTCGAGGTGTCTACATTCAAGTAGTAGGCTTGGATGCACGCTGCATACATCGACTTAGCCGCACCTCGAGCCACGATCAGGTATTGCTTGGTGATCAGACGCTTCTTGACGAGTTTCTGTACGAAGTGACCTCCGCCTTGACCGTCAGGTTCGTACACGCTTCGCTCTACGTAGAAGTACCAACCGAAGACTTGTTCAGCCCACAGCTTGAAGGTATCCAAAAGACGAAGATCTTCTCCATCAGTCAGCGTCAGTTCGAATTCGCAATACTTAATGAATCCATCAATCGCTTGATCGTCGTAGTAGATGTTCGGGTTGGCGATCAGATCGTCGATCCTGTTCATCTCTTGCGAGATCTCTCTGTTGACAGGAATCTCACCCCTAATGACAGCGTCTCGGAATTCTCCGTAGTAGTACGGAACAGCAGTATTAGACAGTGTCATTAGGCCTCCTCACTTGGTCGGCGGCAAACCACTCTTTGGAACGGTCACGATGACGATCGACGTTGTCGGCGATCCCGGAACAGAGATCACCGTCGGAACTCCAGGCGCCGTTGTAGTTGTTACTCCACGAACGGTTGTCGTAGTCGTTGCGCCAGGTTGAGCCGTGGTTGTGGTCGTTCCAGGAGTGTCGGCATCCGGAATCGTCGTTGACGTTGGAGCAACGACTGTATTGATCACACAGTCAGGACAAGGAGCAGCCGTCGTTGTCGTCGTCTCCTCTTCATCTACCGATGTGGTCGTTGTGGTTCCGTTGTCATCGTCGTCTGGCTCGGTGGTCGTCGTGCTTCCTGGCGTGTCGTTCGGAGGAGGACACGAAGACACGCTTGGCTCCGGCTGACCGGTGTCCCAAGCGATCACGATCGATCGACCTTGAGCGTCTGCGAATTCCTTGCCGATTGACACGACACCGGGGATAGCGTTCACGCTAACACTGATCGGGTTCTGACCAGTTTGAAGACGCTCGGCTTCTCCGGGCTTGCTGACATACTTGCAGACGAACACCTTGTCGCTTGGCGGATTGTTACCGCTGCCAACCTCTTGAGGAACGCCACATGCTGCCAGGAGCAGGAGGAATACAGGGAGGATCAGTCGCTTCATGCTGCAGCCGTCGCAAGCTTGCCGGCCCGCTTGGCCAACAGCGACGCAATCTGCTTTGAGGCAGCCTGATTACCGAGTGCGGTTACTTGTGTCATTGCCACGTTCCTTGCGGCTTGGGTTCCGAACTTACCGACTGAACCAAGAACCCTTCGCGTTACCGAAGGACCAGGATCCGTCATCTTGGCGTATTGCTGTTCCATCTGCAGACGATTGTTGATTCGCTTGAGTTGAGCATCGGAAAGCTTAGAGACGTCCTTGCCCTGAGTAACAGTCTTACCGACTACCTTCTTAGGCTTCTCGTCGGAAGAGCCCTTCTTGGCCTTTCCGTCCTTCTCGCCCTTGCTCTTGCCGTGGCCGTAATCAGTACGTTCCTTCCGAACCCCCCACCGCATTCCCTTGGTGCCGAAGTGTTCAATGAAGTCTTTGCCGACTTGTGGGTCTACGGTAGTCATGCCACCTCCTTAGGGGTTGGGTACAGAATGTTCTCACGAGACACATTCAGACGCCACTCGTATTCCTTGATCTGATTGTCAGTCGCCGTGAGCAAGAACGATGTACCGGGGGGATCGAACAAGTATCGAACCTTTAGGTAGACATAGGTCTTGATCAGGCCGAGTTGGGTTGGAATGATGCCGGGAATTGAGCTCCACGTATCAGTCTCATCCTCAATGAAGAAGCCACCTTCGGGAATCCCAAGCTGGTGAAGAATGGAGAAGGCAGCATTGATGTGAGTGATGATGTCAAGGTCGAAGACGGTGTAGTCTTCGGAAACACCAAGAATCTTCTTCGTGCTGATTAGAATGCTGTCTTCCACATGTCACCTCCGTGACTATCTTTGATTCTTGATTCTCACGATTTCAGATTCGATGACTTTTGGATCGTAACCTGCTTTGTGAAGACGAAGTCTTCGGTCTTGACCGACTCCCCACTCTCCACGAAGAACTTGTGCGACCACATCGTCTTCTGGTTCGTTTCGAATTAGTTCAACTTCATCGTTTGGTTCAACGATCGGAATTTCGATAGACACTTCTTCCGAATCGTCTTCTTCTGTTACGATGGGAATTTCTTGTGTGTCTTCGCTTGAATATGAGTCTTTCGTTTCCTCTACCAAAGCTTCGTATCTCCCTTTTCTCGGGCAACAACGACCTTGGGAAGCAAGGAAACGTCGCTGTAATGGATGGCGTTGTGTGTTCGTTGAGTGGTTGTGATCAAATATTCAGGATCTAAAATCCAAGAATTGCTGTGAATAACATCCCCAACGGCCATTGGATTTATGTGATGAATAAGGGCTCCATTGTGTATTTCATACCCAATAACACCCAAATCACAGCCGTTATCTCGCACAATAACGTAGTCTCGAGCTTGTTTCCATTCAGAAGATCTGTAGAATTTCTGATTAAGATAACGATCAAAGCCGAACGTGGAGCGTCCTACATCACCATGAAGACGGAGGTATTCGAACCTTTCTTCGAAAGATCCGAGTCTATTTAGCTCTGAAAAGGTCCTAATCATAGTACCCTTCTTCGCCTTCTTCGATGTATTCGGTGTAATTCGGGTCTCTGCCTGCGTAAGTCCGCATTGCGTCTAGAGCTTGTGCGTACAGTTCTTCCACTCTCTTTGCCGATGACATAGCATCAACCTTTGCAGCAAGAACTTCGTTCTCTTGTAACAGACGTTGACGCTCTAGTTTCTCTCGCTCCGACCCAGCCTTGAGAAAGTGAGTTATGACCTGGGAAGAAGCAGTACCTTCTCGTAGCTGCTTCTCCGCCAGGTCCATCGCGGCGGAGACCAGTTGATGTTCTCTGGCTTGATCGGTCGTTGGAGTTCGACGCGGTTTCCTGAGAGCCACCTAGCCTCCTTTCACAGTTAGCCCTGAAGAAGTGCCGTCCAAGACTTCTTTCCACAATCAGTGGGCGGGCTAGGAGTGAGGCCGTGATCGTTGTCAAACCTACGCTTGGCGTCTTCGGTACCGTTGCCCCAATCGCCATCGTAGTTTGCGGTGTTGGCCTCGTTCATGTACCCAGCAGCAGCAAGGAGATGCTGCATCCTCTTGACGTCAGTTCCGTTAGACCCTCTCTTGAGTTCTGGAACACCATCGATGGTGTGCATGAGAGCACCCCAAGTCCAGCCGTCACAAACTCCGTCTTGCACTCCACCGGCGTCCGACTTGAAGACGTTGAGAGCATTCTCGGTTCCGGAACCAAACACTCCATCGTAGTTCGCTGTGTTGGCCTCGTTCATGGCACCGACCGCAGCAAGAAGATGCTGCATTCGCTTTACGTCAGCTCCACTAGATCCCTTGGACAGAACCGGAAGATTATACATGAGCTCGTCATACCAGTTGGAACCAGGAGGCGTCACGGGCGGCATTGGCGGATCGACCGGAGGAGTCACCGGAGGAGGAACCACACCAGAAACCGCAGCTCGGAAGTTAGAGATCGGCCAAGTCTGATTCGCGTTGATCGAACCAAACGGAGAAGGACCAGCCGGGTCAATCTTCCTACCAGGACAAGAAGGCTCACAGTAATCGAAGTGACCGTACACGTCTTGGTCGTAGTCAAGACCGTAGTGGTCGCAAAGCTGCCGAACCAACTTGACGTAGTTGTCAGTCTGAACCTGAGGCCACGCTTCGCCGACGCCGTTATTAGCGGCCTCGATGGCAATCATGTACTGGTTGCCCTTGTCCTTCGGAACTGTTCCACGGGAACAATTCAGCGGACCACCCTTGCCCATCGTGTTCGCTGCACCTGCGGTTCCAACCCAGATCGTTCCATCACGAGCCAGATAGATGTTTCCAACTGGTCTATCTGGACAATTCTGCCACATGTAGGCCATGTCCGCCTCGGGGCTGGTCTGAGACGCCGTGTGGTGAATGCCGATAGAGAGGATTGCATCGAATCCACCAGAAGATCGCGAACGAGTCTCCCAACCGCCGTAATATGCAACAGGAAGGCCAGTAAGGGCTGCCCCAATGTCATGAAGCCAGTGTGCACCCATTAGGCTGCTCCGTTCAGTTCGTTAACCCACTGCTTGGCAGCCTTGAGTCGCTCTTCGTCATCAGGAATGAACTGAATTGCCTCGATTTGCTCAGCAACTTCGTCAACCTGATCCCAATTAACATCCGAATCGCCTTCGGTATAAACATCATCGCTTGTGATATCGCCGAAATCACTCATCTTCTTCTCCTTCTTTCGCTAGTGATAACACATTAACAGGACGATATGTCAGTCCAAATCGAACCGTTGCTGACGTGGTTGCTGCGAATCCAGGTCCTTTGAACACCTGCCAAAGCATATGTTGACCCACATTAAGAAATCCCTCTACGTATCCTGCAGAAGCCGAAAACGCAAACGCTACGCTTTGAGGACATGCTCTTCCTGAGAATACAATGTTCATTGTAAGAAAGTTTGGATCTGATGGAGTCGCCGTAAAGTAATAAGACACTCCATAAATTCCAGCAACTTTTGCTCCAGTTGCTTCTGTATAAAAGCTTACCGCTGGAGCATACTGTGCAATTTCACGAGCCGGGATTGGCCACGACATTGGCCCGGCTGGAAGACTACCAAGAGATACGTCAACGTCGTTTTTTCCAGTGAGAATTTGCGCATCTGCCGAAACAATCGGCATGTGTGGATTAGAAGAGTTGACCTTGATAAGAGCTCCTGGTACAATTTCTTGCACAACTCCGGGAGGACCTGGGACTCCAGTATTTGGCCCAGGAGGGCCAGCGTTGATCACTGATACGGAAGAAGAAGCAGGATCAACAAAGATCTTCTGTGTGCTCGAAATGATCTGAATATCACTCATACAGTCACCGTCCCTTGGAATGTTACTTCTAGTGGCTTATCGAACGCGGCAAAAGATTCGGATCCACTTACACGCTTGATGTCCATAAAGCCACTTGTGGCTGCAATCTGAGATGATGCCAAATCGTCAATCGTTAGGATTAGCTTTCCGTCACTACCGTCTGTTTGAAACGAGACATCCCACTCAACGATCAAAGGAGCGTCTTGACTTGGGCCAGAACGAATCTGACTTGTGAAAACGTCATCTTGAATGTTGACGCCGAAGTCAACGGTAACGATGTTAGTTCTACCCTTGTGTACGATGATCTCGTTACTCATTCATCCTCCGATCCGGAATCCTTCACTGGTCCACCCTTCATGACTGAGATTGCTTCTGGTACAGTAAAGACACCCATCAAAAGCAAGCCGATTACGATGATTCCGAGACGCGGACACTCATCGAAGACGCCAAATAGAACTAGAATTAAGCCTGCCAAGAACGATATCGTCTTTCGGAAGGCTTCCATCGAGTTCCTCCTTAGCATCCTCCCTGGTGAGTATGGATTGTTTGTGGAAAATGTCCCCCCGGGGAAAATATGGCG